TTCTAATGAACCTGTCGTTTCTAATGAACCTGTCGTTTCTAATGAACCTGTCGTTTCTAATGAACCTGTCGTTTCTAATGAAATACCCATTCAAGAAATAAATTTAGATGATATTGTTACACAACCACCAGTTATTCCATCAAATGAATTAGAAGAAATAGATATATATGCTATTAATAATAATACTCCATTAGAAAATTAATTAAACGCGGTTAAAAATAATTTCAATTTATCTTTTATTTAAATATATGCTTCATCATCTTAATAAATCATATATTTACAGTATTGTTATATCTTTATTAATATGTTCTATATTTTATGCTCTAAATCGTAAAAATGACGAACGTAATAAGATCTCATTAAAAACTATGATTAAACTTCTATTATCATCATTTGTTGCATCTATGGGTGGATTCTATCTTTTAAGATATGTATCAAATAAATCATCTGTTAATACACCTGTTGTTAATACATCTGTTAATACACCACCTGTATCATTAGAACAAACAATTATGACTGGAAATCCAAAATTTTAAGAATTTATAAATAATATGTTTTACCACTTATATCTTTTTTATTTACTTCAAATCTTTTAAATAATGAATGTAATATTTGGTCTTTAGGTATAACATTTCTTACATTTTTTGAAATATTAACATATAAATCAAAATCATTATCTTCGTTATAAAGATAATTACCATATTTGTCTTTCGTCCAACTTTTTAATAATTCTCGCAATTCCTTATATTTATCATCTTCAAAATATTCTATAATTGTTGTAGATAAAAACGCTAAGTCAAAACTAGGATTTGGCTTTGGTATATTTTTATTTCTTACAGAAGGATGTATGACTTGACCTTCTGCGTCACCATCTTTACTAAACACATCACTTATAAAAAAACGACCTTTATAATAGAATGCAGATCTTTCAAAATCTATTATTTTTACAATCTTATTAAATGTTGGTATTTTATAAAACTTGTTTCTATAACAATAATTTAAGTATTTCTGTTCTGTATTTTTTAACATAATATTGCTTGCATGTAAATCATTATGAACGAATGAATACTCCTTTTGTGCTACAGCCAATCCAAAACATATTTGAAATAATATTGATAAAATGCTATTTATATCTTTATCTTCACATTTATTTATTTCAAGATATTCTGTCAAAGTATAATCTAACTTTTCCAACATAATTAATTGAACGGGATAATTATTAATCTCTATGTATGTATCACTGAGTACAGAGCTATCATTTGAAACTACTGACGCAGAATCATCTAATACAATTTCATCCAATACTATATTATCTAATATTGTGTTAGATTCTTCTACATAATTACTTATATCTTCTATATTACTTATATCTTCTATATTACTTATATCTTCTATATTACTATTACAACTAATATTTGATATTGAATCTATTCTTCTTTTTGAACTCATTTTATAAGATTCCTCTTTTTCTACTACTCTAAACATTTTATTAACATTATCATTATACCAACTTGTATATTGCATTTCTTCATACTCTTCTGTTACATCATACTTAAATTCTTTTAACATACAAGACATTGTTCCATAATACATTGGAAATATAGGACATTTGTTTGCTAAATTACTTCCCAAATGTGAGAAGAACGCATCTATGTATGCAGTATTTTCAATAGAGTTTACAGCATCTATTGTCTCTTTTACACTAACAGATGATAAAAATGGTATTGACATATTAGAATACTCTTCTGATATATATTTATATGGATTAAGTATTGGGGCTTTTTTTATAAAAACATCTTTAGATACTAATGACTTATTATCTACCAAGACATTAACATTATATATATTTTCATCTACTCTTTTATTGATACTGTGAATAAAGTAATCCGATTTAAAATAACACAACGATGTATCGTTTCTATTTGTATATAATGTAATAGGAGGATAATATAGTTGAATATTATAACAATTTACATATTCTTTAAGAGATTTTTTTAATATATCATATTCTATAATATCTTTAATATCAACTAACATAATGGATTTTTAATCCTCTTATACGCTTAAGTATTATTCACGTTATAAAAATATTTTATATTTTTATATGAATTTATCACTTAAAAAGTTTGATATTACAAATATTACAAGTGACAAGGTGTGTGTTTTTATTGGTAAAAGAGAAACTGGTAAAAGTTTTTTAGTTAAAGATTTACTTTATTATCACCAACATATTCCAATTGGAACTGTTATATCTGGTACTGAAGGAGCTAACACTTTTTATGGGAAAATTATCCCTAATTTATTTATTCATGAATTATATTCACCCGAAATCATAAAAAATGCACTTAAACGACAAAAAATTGTTGTTAAAAAAATGCAAAAAGAAACACAAACAAGAGGTTATACAAACATTGACCCTTCTGCATTTTTAATTTTAGATGATTGTCTCTATGACAGCTCTTGGATTAAGGATCCAAATATTAGATGTCTTTTTATGAATGGAAGACATTATAAAATGCTATTTTTAATAACAATGCAGTATGCTCTTGGCATACCTCCTAATCTAAGAACCAATATTGATTATGTATTCATTTTAAGAGAAAATTATGTATCTAACCGAAAAAAACTTTATGAACATTATGCTGGTATGTTTCCAACATTTGAAGTGTTTAATCAAGTAATGAATCAATGTACTGAAAATTATGAATGTCTTGTCATTCATAATAATGCGAAAAGTAATAAATTAGAAGATCAAGTATTTTGGTATAAAGCAGAAGAACACCCACAATTTAGAATAGGTGCCCCCGAATTTTGGCAACATCATAGTAATAATTTTAATGATAATTCTGATGAAGAAGATGACTTCGATTTCACTGCTTGTAGAAAACGTGGTCCAACGATTAATGTAAAGAAACACTACTAAAATATATTTCTATTTTCAGTCGAAAATAATGCAGGCATTGATTTAATTAAATTCACCTTTTCAAATTGCATATCATATAATGGTTTCTTTACATACCTATATACAACTTTTGTTTTTTCTTGTTTCATTCTCTGTTCTGTTACACCCGCAACTATCATTAAAGAACCTATAAATAATAATACTAATCCTAATGAGTTATTCATATTAATTAAATAATAGATATTAATTATTTAAAAACATTTATTATTAACTATTTATAATGGATGCTTTTAAATCAGCAACTAATAATTTAAATAAAGGGAAATATTATGAAGCTATAAAATTACACATTTCTTTTGAAATATCTTATTAAAATTATTAATAAAAATTATTATTAATAAAAATTATTATTAATAATTTTTAGTATATTAAATATTAAGTAATTATACTTCTATTACATTTGTAGTTCCTTCTTTTTTTCTTTGTAACCAAGGGTCATCACCTTCTAATCCTGATGCTGTTTCACTTGTAGTCATTGTTTGATTTGATGCTTCTGGATCACTACTCTCAATAGTTGTTCCTTCTACTACTGTTGGAACAATATCATCTTGTTCTGCTTGTTCTGCTTCTTGTCTTTGACGATGTTCTTCTACCTCACGAGCAGCATCTTCCTTTGATTGTTGAACTCGATCACCAAATACTTCATCTCTATATTGTTGATTTTTCTTATACTCATGAACGAGTGTATTGAGCTGGCTATTAAGATATTCTTGGTCCTCAATAGCATCGGGTGTAGGATCCCAAGGCATCCAATATCCAACTTGACCGATAAATACATGATGAGCACGATCTACTTTCTGTAATCTAGCAGCTTTAACTTTCGCCTCTCTGTATGTATCATATGAACCACGAATCTTAAGACCTCTTACACTTGTTCTAAAATCCACTAATTCTGAAAACTCGTCTTCAATATTTTGTTCATTACTATACATAAAATTCGTCCACTTCTTCTCAAAATCTTCAAATGTTAAGTCATAATCTTTGTTGCTATGTTTAAGATATTTGTGAAATGAAAAAATTTCCTTTCTCTTCAAGAATTTCTCAGGAGATACAAATGATAGTAGAACATATCTTTGTCCATTAATAGGTGCATCTACTTCCAAAAAATCTTCTTCTATTTCGGTCATTATATCATATTTTAAGATATTATATAATAAAAATAAACGAATATATTTTTTTATATTTTTTTTAATTGTAAAAAAATATTTTCTAAATATATAATATAAACAATGGCAGACAACAAAGTAGCAAATCAACCTTTGAATTTAAGCTTAAACGAACTCATTAACAGAATCGTAAAATACCTCATTGAAGGTGCAGTAGTAGCATTAGCAGCATTCGTTATCCCTTCTCACAAGAAACGTCTTAACTGGGAGGAAATCGCTATGATCTCTTTAACAGCTGCAGCAACATTCGCTATCCTTGATATGTTCGCAAATGACTTTGCTGGACACGCAAGACAAGGTGTCGGATTTGGTGTAGGTGCTAATCTCGTAAAATTCCCCAGACATTAAATACCTTTAAAGAACTAATATTTTTAATTATATATATAATCTAAATCATAAAATCTAGATTATATATTCATTATAAACTAGGCACAAATTCCCAATGTAACTCTTCACATATTTTTTTCCAAATGACATCTTGCTGATGTAATTTTTCCCTACTTTTCAATAAAGGAAAACATGAAATAAATTCATCCATTGATAATAATTGTACGAATTTATGTAAAACAAATGAATAAGACAGAAAATTCTTTCTATCTTTAGGACAATGCTTATGAAATGGTACTTGTATCTCTTTAAACATTCTTCTTAACATGTTTTCCACTTCTCTTGACATTACTGGTGCTGGAATACCATTTAATTTATTTATAATATGTGGAATATGTTCATAATACTTATTAAATTTTAATTTCTTTAAGATTTCTTTTATTTTATTCTTATTTATATCTACCATATTTGTAATACGTTCCTTTTTTAACTCTAATAATATTTTATCATATACTTCTTGTGGTATTTGTGTTGTTTCTTTTGCTTGAAACTGTGCTAACCACTCATTAAAATGATTTATCCGTTTATAACTATAATATTGAACTTCTTTTGGTGGCTCTTTATAAGATGGTTTGTCTGAGTCGATCAATATATTTTCTACATACCCACATTTATTACATGTCATAATACCCTCAGATAAATGTAATGTTAAGTTTCTTACTAAACACTCTGGACATTTATTCACTTCATCTATATTTGTATTTGAATCATACACAAAATTATTACCTGTATTCTCCAAATAAGTATTATGTATTTTTGATATACTCATTTTCTGTATATCTCTTACCCTTCTACATTTATTACTTATATTACTACCACTATTCTCTCGTGTTATTGTTTTGCTACTATGTTTATTAAAAAAATCAACTACAGTTTTCCCATTATTAATTGATTCAGATTTCACTACCTTATTTTGATTTTTATAATATTCAAACAGTAATTCACCATTATTTAAGTAATATTCTTTTTCTTCAATACTATTTCTTATTTCTTCTAAATTTCGTTTTTCTATATCAATTTGATCTCTTAATTCTATAATATCAACAATATTTCTAATATTTGATTTATTTAATTCTTCTAATTTACTCTCTAATTTAGCTATTATTTCCTCTTTGCATTCTTTAGTATATGATAATCTTTTAAAGTAATTAATTTTTTCTTTATGTTTCGCATCAAGCGTTTTCTTATTCTCTGTTAATACACGCTTCTTATCTTTTGTTCTAAACATATAAGTTCATATAGAAAAAAAAAAGAAATATTCTTTAAGTCTAATATTTAAATTAACTTATTATTATATTATTTTAACGCATCACGTTTCCATTGACTTAACTTTGTTTTAAAGATATTAATCCTTTCAACAACATCTTCCTGTTTATTATATTTATCTAATATCTCTAATGTTAAAGGCTCTCTGTTAAAAGGGTTAATACTATTTTCTATCAGACACTTCTTTATTACTAATCTGTCCATTATTATCTTATCGGCACTATCATTTGATGGTAATTCAACTGGATTAGTAATTAATGTCATCATCAACGGATCACAAAACTCATCTGGTATTTCAATATCATCCAAATCCATATTTGATTCAATCTCATTAAGTTTTGATATTAACAATTGGATATTATCAATATACTCCCATTTAAATAATCTTTCGTTATTATCCATACTTTTTGTTATCACAGATATCATCTTCTTAAAATGATTAATATTGTAATTATGAGTATTATATACAATAGATTTTAACAATCTTTCATCATATAAACATTTTACATATATCTGTGTTATTTTAAGTAATATACTTTTTGGAGAATAATCATATAAATCTTTATTTTTAATTAATAATTGTTTTCTATCCTTACCTATCATAACTTTCAAATAATTATTCATAGATCCTATGAATTTATCTATAACCTCTGGCATACAAAATATATCAATTATATCAACTAATATATATTCAATAAATTCAAACCCTTTTATTAAAAACATCAACTTACCCTTTAATACCCTACTATAATATTGCATATCTAATATATCTTCTCTTGTTCTATCTACATAATTAATAGGTTCTATTTCGCTAATTCTCTTTATCATTGAAATACAATCTTCAAAAAAATTATCAACATCATTCAATAAAACATATACAAATTTTATATATAATTCCTTATCTGTTGTTGATTTAAAACGGAAGTGTCTAAGACTATTTTGTTCTAACATAAACATTTTATTTAGTATATAAATAATATCATATCTAACCTTTGTTTTTTTTTTAACATTAATATAAAACGTCATCAATGTATCTATCACATCAATTGAATATTCTGATATGGTTTTATACATATCACTTTCTTGATGACTATACATAGCATTTGTCAAAATATTGTATATATATGTTGATAAATTATCAATTATATCTATTTTACAATGCTCTTGTAATATTTCGGTATTAATTAGCTGTAATGAAATATTCATTATATTTGGTGATATTACATACATATCGTTACATAACACATATTTATTAAATGTATTATATATATTTAATAGCGGTTCTGTAATCAAATGACTATTTTGAGGAGTAATTTTTAAGAAAAATTCAGATAAAATATCTACTAAACACATAATTGTGTTGTAATCCAACATTTTTTCAATCTCTTTTATATCATCCTCAATCTCAACCATTTTTGTTTTTAATTCAGATATAGCCATTGTTATTTCCATAATAAATATAGCATTTAAAGTTGATTCTATATTATTTTTATGCTCTTCAATATTTTTTATACGATTCTCTATATCATGTAAATCCATTATCAGATTCATTCTTTTTAAAATCAATGGCACATAAAACACATCCATTGACTTTAAAACTAAATACATACTTTCATGGTAAAACGTAATATTGTTATCATTATATTTATCTCTATCTTGACCTAAATTAATACATAAATCTCTATTGTAAAGCGTTTCTATATTAATTGATTTTTTACTCTTTATTTTTCCTGTTTTATATGAATATACAAATAGCTTTGTCAAATTAATCAATAACATATTTGAAGAACAAATAAAATCATTGTTCTCAACTATATTAATCGTTCGTTTTCTTATTTCATTATCTCTTAAAATAGTTTTCATAAATAACTTTATTCCTTTACGTGTCTTACTATCTTTTAATAATGGTAAAACAATATTATAAGCACTAGCTGTTGATGTTGTTGCTTTAATAACTCTACATATATATGATTGTTCATATGCCCTAATTCTCTTTACAAAAGCATCTTCATCGTTACTACCAATTGTTGTTGTTATTTCAATTAACAACTTACAATAACATCTTCTAAATGAAGGGATCCCTAATAAATATCTAAATATATCATAATATTTTTCTCTCAATTCATGACCAATAAAATCTTTCTTTTCTAAAGCATCATTAAAATTTTCACAAAACTCTTCTAATTGTGAAATATTTAAATTACTTATAATGGACTCAATCATTGTATAAAACTCTTGATTTAATGGATATGAAAAAAACTCCGTCATGTCATTGTTGTAATCTGTTTTTAAAAAACACATTAACGACAATGCATAATACAAGTCCTCAAACTTTTCATCCTTTATATTTCTATAGGTCTCTATCAATGATGCTGACATTATTAAAATATAATTATAAAATAAACAAAATCAATTTTATTAACACCCAGATATTGTTTTTTCCCTAATATTTTCTACTATGTGTGATTTATCTTGTGGCTCATCTTGTGATTCTTCTTTATTCCATTTTGTTATACTAAAAATAGAAACTATAATACTATTTAAAAAAAGTATCAATCTATCAAAATACTCATACATTTATTATTAAAATGATATTTTTCTTATATCATTTTAAGTAATTACTTAATAAATAGAATATTATAAATTAATCATTTTATATTTTTGTGGGATATATTTACTTAATATCTTTGATAAAATCTCATTTTTTTTGCTAAAATCAAGACGAGCTTTTTTATCTTTTTTTGATAATAAACTACTATTTTTTATCTCTAATAGTGCTTCAGGTGTATAAGGTGAAAACACATATTGTAATGATTCCCAATCTTTTTTCTCCTTTCTACTTGTTAATTTACCAACATCTTCAAAATCAATGATTGAAGCAAGACCATTACTATTGACAACAATATTCTTAGATGCTAAGTCACCGTGAAATAATTTAAGTTTATGTATATATTTTAATTGTTGAGTAATCATTCTAAATGCTCTTGGTGCTTTATCAACAGATAAATCTTTCCATTTTATAGCATTTTTTAAACATCTTAGTTGAATATATCCATTATTTTCTACAATCCAACTATCTACAATCTTTGCTGGGAAATGTATTTCACCATTTGTAATGAATTGACTCATATGTACTTCATGATTAAATCCCGAATAGTCTTTTTTTTTATTGAGTTTGTATATTTTCAATACATAAACACAATTATTACTATCTTTTGATATTAAATAATATGCTTCACGTTCTGCAAGACCAAATCTCCCTAAATTTCCAACATTTTTAAAAATAAACTTTTTCTTTAATGTATCTAATTTATTTGTTTGCGACATTTACTATATCATTAGAAAATCATATCATTTTACAATCTCTCTTATAAACCTCATATAATTCATTTGGTATTTTGTGTGTATTAAATATTGTTTGCATATGCTTACCATTAAAATAACCAAGTAAGAGAAAATGTAACTCGCTAATATAATATAAGAACATTGTCTTATCATAATCTTCTAAATTATGTGCTAATGGGTGAAACGTATAACGCTCATCATTTGTTAATTCTGAAATTGTATCTCCGAAATAGTCCGTTTTTTCACTATTTAATATTACTATATTCATTTTCAAAGCTTTTTGTAATAATTGGATGATAATATGATCTCCCCAGAAATTGTCTCCACACTTTCTAAGTTCCATACGCATTTCTTCTACATTTTTAATACTAAATGGATCCCAATAACCATCAAATTCATTAATATCACTTTGTATTTTGTAATTCTCTAAAATTATAGATAAATTATCATCTGTTATTTGTTCTGCTGCTAAACTTCTAATATCTCCTGAAGTATAAATATTACCATCTGAAACAAACGTGCTATTAAGTGCTTCACTAACACAATGAAACAAACAATCACCCTCTCCACCACATTCTAATACACCATATCTACAAAACTTTTTATTTCCTAATCTTACTGACCAACCTTTATCTATTTTAATCCACCCATATTCTCCTAAATATTTAAAACAATTTTTAAGTGTTATTTTTATAATATTATTTTCATCCTCTTCATAGTACATCTTTTTATTGTAAATGAATATTGAAGATGTAAGATATTTCTTATTATCTTCTATGAAATCACACATGATTAAATATAAATTATAATAATCTTCTTAAATATAATTTATATTTATTTAGAATGTCTGTGAATATTTAGAATGTCTGTGAATATTTAGAATGTCTGTGAATATTTAGAATTACAATGCCTGTAAATTTGAATATCTCCACTGAATACTTACTGGTTCTACATTTACCATATTATCTCCTTCTTTCATAGGATTCATATCATATTGACTCATTATATTATCTATATCACTTGGATATGATGGTCTTTCAGGTGCTACACTTGGTGGCACTGTAGGAACTTCCCATACACGTTCAATCTCACAATCAACTTTGTCACATGACATAGCATCTCTATAATCTTCTCCAAAATTACTAGAAGGTAAAGCCAACGTTTGGTCTAATGGAGTTGGCAAACAAGGACGATGATTATCTTTTGTTAATCTTCTTACTGATACATCTGCATCAAAAGGAACCCTACCATTTGGATGATTATCAAAAGCAACTTTATCTTGGGGATTAAGACATAACCACTCCCAACGATTCCATCCAGTTCCTCTTAAATTACAAGCAGGATTTGTTGTTCTTGTTTGTTCCGATGCTATAACACAATCTTTATAATGTGTCAAATCTGGTTGCTCACAATCAGACATAAATTGTTCTGTAGGACATTTGCTTGCTTGTCTTGTTTGTCCCTTTAATTCTGATTCAACATCAACATTTTGAAATTTTGTAGCACCTACGGTGCTTGCTCCACTTTTCTGTATTCTAACAGAAGGGTCATTTGGATAACACTGATCACATCCTGTAGGTACATTTAACATATAATCCATTGGGCCTACAGACTCATTCAATTGTTGCTGATAAGCATTTACATCATATGGTAATCTATTAAAACTCATTATATTATATAAAAATATTTTAATAAATGTTAAATATCATTTATTAAAACATTTTTTCTTTAAAAAATTATTTTAAATATGTGAATATTCGACTGTATATGTTTGTACGCACCCATATTTATAAGCATAAATGATAGCAATTACTAATATTATTATTGCTATTGTTAATACAATGATTTGTAAATCATTCATTTAAATTAATTAATAATTAATTCTTAAATATATTATTTCGGATAACACGTATCATATTCAACATTTTCTGGAAGAGGAACTTCCTTATATCTTATCATTTGACATGAAGGAAGATGTTGCATTCTTGTATCAATGTATCTCTCATCTCTATTCGGTGTTCCTTCTATTTTAATCTTTTTAGGTTGATAAAAATGATTGTCTTCTGTTAGCTTTTGAGGCATATAATGTTTTGTAGGACAAGCTGAAGCATTTCTATTTTGTCCTCTTAACTCATTCTCCAAATCAACCAAGTCACCTCTAATATGACTTACACCTGTTCCACCTACAATACCTAAATCAATTCTACACTTATTAGAATTTTCATATTTGGATTTATCTAACATATAAGAATAAGGTCCTACACTTTGTTTGATATTTGTTGAATAAGCACATTCATCATACATTAATCTATTTGAACTCATTTATAATATAAATGAATATTATTTTTTTTATTCATTTATATTATTAATTATAACTTCATTTATACTTCATTGTTTCCTAAATTAGGATCTATTATTCCTTTTTTAGGAAGACATCTTCCTTTATAATCAATATCCTTAAGATTTTTACGTGTAGATTCTCCACCTCTTACCCATCCATATGTCTCTTCTATTAAATTATTAGGATTTTGGATATTGTTTTTTAAACAATCAATCATAGGAATATTTCTATCAATAGATACACCAGCTAATACATTACATGAACGCTTTTCACCAGTTTGTTCGCTAAATCTTAAACAACTCTCTTTATCAGGGTAATGACAACCATTTCCCATATAAGGAACTGTTAAATAAGGACGTTGATACAATTGTTGAATTAGACGTGGATTTGTGTGTTTACATCCCAAACGAGCATTGCTATCATCATCTATTTTACATCCACCTGTTGATCCCCAACCATATCCATCTCTTACAATCATTTGTGGATGTTGAAAAGCAATTTCTCTTACCTTTTCTGCTCCACAATCGCAAGAATGAAAATTACTCAATGTATATTGACCAGGACCTTCACTTTCTCTTTGATCTACTTCAATAGCACAACCATCTGTGCGTAGTCTTGTTTGTTGATTTATGACAAATTGCTCTCCGTCATATTTTGTACATTTATTCATAATTATAATATAATAATATATATTATTTTTAAAATAATATAAATTATAAAATCTGATTTAATATATGTTTATATTCTAGCATTTGCCATCAATCCTTTTTCTTTACGTCTATTTTTCTGTTTATAACACCACTTGGCAAATTTGTTTCTATCGTTTGGAATTGTAGTTACAGGCATCGTATAAAAAGCACGTGAAGACATCTCCCTATTATACATTTTATCAACATCTCCAAATACCTTGTCTATATTTTTTCTTAATTTTTTTTTACCTCTTCTTCCTTTTAATGCAGGTTTCGTAACTTTTTTACCATAATCAAGTATATTTAGATTCATAAAAGGATTTTTCTCTGTTGGATTCCTAAAACTATTTATTGTTTTATCATATTGAATATCTGTATCATCTACTTTTTGTACCTCTTCATTTTTAGTATTCAAAATATATAAAAAATAAACAATAGTAAATACAATGACAGGAATATATATATAAGAAATATCATTCTTTAATAAAAATAACAACAAACCAATATATATTGAAAAACGGCATATAGCATTCACTTTTTCACTATCTGACATATATTCACGTGGAAAAAACACATTTAATCTATCATCTCTTAATAAGACATCAAAATCTTTAATCCAGATTTTGTCATTCATATATTATATTTCTTTATTTTTTTTTCTCATCTCTAACTTCTTTCTTAATCTATCTCTTTGTTTGTCCTTTCTTGATGTATTACTTGATGTTTTTTTAGACGATTTGTTGGAAGACTGAGAACCTTGAAACATTGAAAACAAATTACCTAACGATTCACCACCTGTCATCATAGACATCAAGCTCTGCGCATCTTCTATTAAATTACGTTCATTCAATTCACCATCATCCATTTTCTTCTGAATTTTTTCACCAACAGATTCAACAATACCCATAAAGTTATTACCAATCAAACTTTTAAAAACATCACCTGGACTATTACATTCTTTTAATTTACTTTCATCAATATTAATATCATTTGCCAATTCACTTGCCAATTTACCAATAGAACTTCCTGATAATGCATCTTCATATTGTTTCACTTTATCTTCATCTCCAAATGTATTTTCTGACATACTCTCTAATACATTTAATATTTTTTTTGATTCATCATCTAAGTTTTCTAAATCAATTGACTCATCGTTTTTAAACCCATGAAGTATATCATTTAAATTATCTGATGTATTTAATACTTTACCACCTATAACATATAATGTTTTTAAATAATTAAATATCTGTGTCTTAGTATTATCACTCATATCTTCCTTCCATAATTCACTAAAATTTAATTCTCTTAAAAAATACAATTTATCGTTTTCATTAAATATTGAATCATCACTTTCAGTAATCTGTAATATATAAGACGACACACTATCTATATATTCTTGGACGTATGTCATCTCTGATAATTGCTCCGTTGCCCCCAATAAATCATTATAATTCTTTCTCAAAGTTTCTTCATATTTTGGAAAAATATTAATAAGTTCATTAACGAAATCTCGTAGAACATTATTAAAACATTCTATATTAGACATTATAAAATATATAATATAAAATTTATTAAATTTAATAACGCAATTAACATTTATATCTTTCACTTAATGTTACTAAAGTATTTAAATAGTCCCATATTATTTTCTTATTACTTATACTCGTATCATTCCAATATAATTTTAAATTATCTATAAATTTCCAAGCATTATCTTTATCTTCAACCTCCGTTTCAACTAAATCTGAATAAGTTTCATTTAAAAAGAATGATTCGTCTCTATTCTTAATAGCACTTATATACTTTACCATATATTCATCAAATAAAACTAATATCTTCTTTGGATTTGCTTTTTTCATAAAAACCAACGTGTTTTTAAATAATGAAAACTCTTTTTCCTGTGGATATGAAGTTATTAATTCGTCAATAAACATAATTAAAGTATTATTAAAAGCAGTTAATAATGTTCTATTCATTATATGTAAAATCTAAATAGATATTTTTTTTTAAAATATAACTTTGTTTATACTTTAAACTCTTTTTATACGTGTCATTTCCATTTTGCGATCATTCATCATTTTTTCATAATTACGCGTGACATCTGCTTTTGATGTTGTATTTGAATTAACCATACTTACTTGATTTCCACCACCTAATAACATAAAATTACCATTTGGAGTATCATCTGTTCCATCCAATGAAGAAAATGATGTAGAAAAAGCACTACCTAACATTGAATATGGCTCTAATGATTTTTCACTTAATGATTTGCGTTCAATGTTAATCCATTTCTGTATTTGTTCATCACATAACACCTGTTTTCTCTCTCTTAAAAAAATAGTAGGGACACATGTTACAAAATTAGGAATTTTATCATATACACCATCAACGCATATTCTAAATAAATTAAAACCAATTCTCTCATCATCTAAAATTTGTAATAGTCGCTTAGAATACTCACATTCATTACTATAAAATAAAATATCTTTATTCATTTTATTTAATCTATTTATATTATATTATATCTTTTATCCGCAATATAAAATTGATTATAAAATTATTTAAATATTTATATTATTATATTACATAATGTCTATATCTAATGTTAATATGCGTAATAATGAACTAGTCTTTGAGATTTCTAATATTGACTTAAGCTTTGTTAATGCTCTCAGAAGAATTATCCTTAGTGAAATACCATCCATCGCATTCAGAACGGAACCATATGATAAATCAATGGTTAAAATTATTAATAATACATCTAATTTACATAATGAATTTATAGTACATCGTATTGGTATGATTCCAATTCATATTAAAGATGTTGAAACGTTTGATATAATTAATTATAAATTTGTTTTAAATGTTAAAAATACAACACATACAACTATTGATGTAACCACTAAAGATATAAATGTTCTTAAACTTAATAATGGTGAGTTTATACCAGTCGGTAAAGACATAAGAGATTCATTTTTCCCACCTGATCCACTTACAAAAGATCATATACTTATTATGCGTCTTAAACCAGATAATACTGGTAAAAATGAAGGCGAACATTTACATTTTGAAGCTACAGCATCTAAAAGTAATGGCAACGAAAATGCACGGTGGTCTGTTGTTTCACAGGCATCATTCCAATATAAAATAGATCCAAAAAAAGCAGAAGTAGCACTTCAAGAATATTTACAAAAACATCAAAATAAAAAAGGGTCTAATCTATCTGATAACGAAATAGAAACTCTTAAAAATAGATTTCGTCTTACATTTGCTGATAGATACTATCATACAAATGAACGTTTAGAACCTGACGAATTTATTATGACTATTGAATCTATTGGTGTAATGAATCCTAAAGATATCTTTAAACAATCTATTCATATCTTATCTGATAAGTTAAAACAATTTATTAATAAAATAGAAAATGAACATCCTTCTATTGAAATTGTTAAAAGTGATTCATTACAAGAAGCATATGACGTTAATATAAAAGATGAAGACCATACTTTAGGGTATTTACTTCAATCATATATTACAAACCTATATGATGATATCAATTATGTTGGTTATGTTCAACCACATCCACTTGAAAATAAAATTGTATTAAGATTAAGTCTTGATACAATCGATAATGTAAAAAAATATATAATTGATTGTTGTAATAAAATTATAATAATGGCTGATACTTTTTCAAAAGAAGTTTCTAATAATATGTAATTTACTCCGCTTGTTGAACTTGGAGTTCTGTAAATTTATTTTTTTTATCATTTAAATAATAATTTCTTATAAACACGAGTGAATATGTTGGCAACGAGTTGACATATGAAATAACATCTTTTAATACAATTGCCCTTTTTCTCTTATTTTCCACAGACTTTTTATATTGTTTGTGGAGATTACCACAATGAGGCTTGTATTGATATGGAATACTATCTCTACTGTAATATTTCAATTTATAACTATTAATATACCAATTATATATCTCATATGTAATTTGGTGAATATCTTCCCTAAACTTACTGAATATTGATTTATACTCTTCAAAATGCTTTAAAAACTCACCAACATTTCTCTTCTTACGCAAGTCAAGATAAGTATTGATTAAATAAGGTGAATTACTTTTAAGGCTTTTAACATGGATATACTGTGGATTACGGATCTTTGTCCTATAATTATTATATTTTAATACAAATCCCTGTTTTGAAAGATCTTGATTCTGAATTGTTGCTTCCATTTCCTCTACTGTTGAAAATGTGAATCTTTCTGGAATATTAATATTCATATCAAGACTTTTAAACTTTGATTGTATATCAATCAAATCTAAGTTTTCATATCTATCACTATACAACTTTCGCGCACATACCAAAACAATATCAGGAGTTGTATGTTTCACAACAATCCTATTTGAAGGATATTTCAATACAAAGGTATAACATGTATCCAAATCCATTGATGTGAAGTCAATATTATCTCTTACAATGATTTCGTTAAACATCTCTTCAAATGTTTTATCACTATTCCAATAACACTTAGCACCAATACGACTCCTTGTAGAAATTAAATGTTTTTTTTGCTTCTTATCATAAAATACATTAATCATTGTTCCATCAATAAAATCCTCTACTATAACATCACCCCAATTATCTCCTACAAACCCCATAAAATCTTCATATGAATTAGCACGCTCTGGTGGAAAACATCTGATCTCATTTAATTCATTATCATATACCAGACCACGACATTGTACTGATACATCATTATAACATTCTGAACTCTTATTATTCTTAAAATACTTTAGAAGTGTAAGATGTGGCACATCTTCTTCTACTCTTAGATACATTGAATAATCATTTTTAAAAATGCGATTTTTTTCTTCATTTGCAATCTCTGTATTTATAATTTTAAACAGCGACATATTTATTATACTATAAAACAATGTCAAACCCTTATTTCAATTTTTTTGTGTATATATTAGTCATTATTCTCTTAAGTTATTATATCAAAATAATTTCTATCATATAGTTAAAGATATTATGGCTGATTTTGAAGGATTACAAGAAATTGATTTAAATAATCCACCAGAACAATCATCTTTTACCCCTGCAGTTATAGAATCAGAGGACGCATGGGAAGATACACAAGAAGATGTGGATGAAACTGATTTAGGTGAAGAAGTTGAAGAAGTTGAAGAAGTTGAAGAAGTTGAAGAAGTTGATTTAGGTGAAGAAGTTGATTTAGGTGAAGCAGATTTAGGTGATTTAGGTGAAGGTGATTTAGGTGAAGAAGTTGATTTAGGTGAAGAGGTTGATTTAGGTGAAGGTGATTTAGGTGAAGAAGTTGATTTAGGTGAAGAGGTTGATTTAGGTGAGGTTGATTTAGGTGAGG